ATTTATCAGTGACGTAAATAACCACCTCTTTTTTAACAATGACCTGACGCCGCCCAACGCGGCGTACTGGCGGGTCTCGCTGGATGGCCCCGGCCTGAACTACACGGGCGTCCAATACACGGCCCTGCGCTACACCGTGGGCCAACTGCCCTACGTGCGCAGCGTGAACGGCAACACGCCCGATGGCAACGGCGACGTAGTGCTGACAGCCTTCGACAGTGTTTTGCTGCTCACCACTACCCGCACGGCTGACTATACATTGGACCTACCCGACGCCGGCCACCTGGTGCCGGTGAGCAGCGCCAGCGCCGTTACCGTTACGGTGCCCGATAACGCAAGCGCGCCGTTCCCGGTGGGCACCACCCTCTACGTAGCCCAGGATGGAGCGGGCCAGGTGAGCATTGCCGCCGCTAGTGGCGTGCTGGTGCAAACGGCGCAGGGCTACAAGGTGCCCGGCCAGTGGCAGGACGTGGCCTTGCACAAGCGCGACCTCAACACGTGGGTACTGAAAGGAGGCGTATAATGGGCGCAGTCAGTAACTACCGCCGCAGCATTGGCGCCGTTGCCGCGGCCGTCGTGCCGCTGCCCCCGCTGCGCACGCTGGACGTGGACGACCAGGACTTTACGTTCTTTGCTTATACCGGCACCTGGTACTACTACCGAGGCCCCGACTGGCCGGGCGGCGTCAAAAACAACACGGGCACCAGCCGGGCGGCCGTGGTGCCTACGGAGACAACGCCGCTGGTGGACACCCCCGTGCTGCGGTTTCGCGGCTCGCCCGAGGAGGGCATCGACTTCTACGGGGCCGGGGAGGACGACGGCAAGGCGAGCTTTTATATCCGCGCCCTGGACAGCGCCACCAATACCGGCTGGGTGCCGTTCGGCCCGCCCCTGGGCAGCTACTGCTACCGCTACGAGTGGAACCCGAACGTTGCCGAGGACAGCCGGCCCGAGAACGTCAAGAACTACGCTAACAGCTTCCGGGGGCAAAACATCTACTACCGACTAGGCGACCCCGGCCTGATTCAGGTGCGGGGGTTCCCGGCCGGCCGCTACCAATTTCGGCTGCAAAAGGACGCTAACACCACCGACCCCAACGCCAACGGTAACCGCGCCACCTACTTCGACGGGGTTACCGTCTATACCCGCGCCTAACGCTTTCTTACTATGGCTATTATATCCTACGTCTGCCCGCCTATTCTGGTGGATATTTCCGATGCCGTCCTTGGCGCCACCGTCGTCAAGCGCCGCGCCCGGCGCGTGGACGTGCGCCTGCCCGACGACCCGGCTAGCCCCTGCGTGCTGGAGGTCGAAGTGATACCCTACGCGCAGCTACCCGGCGGCGGCTACGGCGACGAGCTGGCGGGCGGCGTGTTTCGGCGCAGCCCGCACTTCATTCGCGTGAGCCACCACCGGCTGGTGGACGAGCGCACGGGCCAGATTCTGGCCTCGCGCTATGCCGCTAACGGCGTGTTGCGCGCCGATGCCGACTGGCAGGCCGACGTGGACCGCCTGAGCGCCGATACCGACGTGCAGGCCATGTACCAGGATGAGTGGTTCAGCAAGCTGCTGCGCACCACGCCGGCCGTGGTAGACGATTTTATTGTGCAGTACATCCAGCTGGCCGATGCCAGCGGCGACCTGGGCTGATGCCGCGCTTCACCTTCGCTACCTGTCTCAAACTCGGGGGCTGGCTGCTGCTGGCGGCTAGCGTTGTCGCCGTTTGCCAGCAGCTGCCCGCCGCGTTTCGCCCCTGACGCATTCATCGAGCCAAGTAGCCGGCTGGCCGATGCGGGCGGCGAGCTGGGCTACTGCCACGCGGCACGGGCGGCCGGGAGCGTGAAATTAGTACTAGCTGGCGGCTGCTGGCTACCCTTTTACTTGTCATTCTCTTCCCGTTTTCGCTGTTTTTATGCTCTCGTTTTATGACCGCTTGCTGGTGCGCACGGCCGGCCTGCCGCCCCCGCCCGAGCCCCCGCCGCTGGTCGGCGGCACGCCCCCGGCCACGCCCGAAGCCCAGGCCCGCCGGGCGCAGCGCCTGGCCCTTACCCAGCGCCGTGCCCCCACGCTGACGCCGGCCCAGGCCCGGCGCCAGCTCGAAAGCCGCGAGAAGGCCCTGCTGCGCGAGCTGCAAGCGCTTGAAAAGGAATTGGGTACCGTGCGTGCGCAGTTGGCCGCTTAAGCAAGAGCCCCGCCCCACCGGCGGGGCTTTTTCGTGTCCTTTCAGCGCGCGGGTGGGCCCAGCAGTTTTGCGGCACTTATGCTTGGACTCGCCGCTCGTCTCGCCTCGTCGCCCTGGGCCATCAGCCTGGAGCACGCCCAATCCTACTTGCCCCTCGTGGGCGGCCTGCTGCTGGGCCAGGCCACCTTCCAGCCCGACCAGAACCTGGCCGAGTCGCGCGCCGCTGCCGCGCCCCAGGACTATGAGGTTACCTCTAGCTTCCGCTCGGGGGGCCTGATGTATGGCGCCCGCGTGCAGGCCGCCAGTGGCGCGGCCGGCGGCGGCACCACCGATGGCATCCTGGTGCGGGTCATGAGCGTGGAAGGGCCCTTGATGAAGGCCGACCAGTTCTGCGGCCCCTACGGTATGATGAGTCTGGCCAGCAACCTACAGCGCACGGCCAAGGACACGGAGATATCGTCCGTGCTGCTGCGCGTGGACTCGCCTGGTGGGCAAGTGTTTGGCACCCAGAGCGTGGTCGACGGCATCAAGGCCTGCCAGGCCGCGGGCAAACCCGTGGTGGCCCTGTGCGACGATGGGCTGATGTGCTCGGCCGCCTACTGGATTGGCTCGGCTTGCGACACCATCCTCGCCACCCACGAGACCTGCACCATCGGGAGCATCGGGGTGATGGCGAGCTGGGCCGATGCCCAGCCCTACTTCGAGAAAATGGGCGTCAAGTTCCACGAGGTGTATGCCGAGCAGAGCACCCAGAAGAACGCCGACTTCGCCGCTGCCTCCAAGGGCGACTACAAAGCCGTGCAGGCCCAGCTCACGGGCATCGCAGGCGGCTTCCTGGGCGACGTGCGCACCAACCGGGGCAGTCGCCTCGACACCAAGAAGTTCGATAAGTCCGGCGCCTCGGCCGGCAAGACCTTTTTCGCCAGCGAGGCAGGCGACATCGGCCTCATCGACGGCCTGGGCTCTTTTCAGGATGCGCTGGGCGAGTGCGTGCGCCTGGTGCAGCAAGGCCGCTCCTAATCTGCTTTCCTCTTATTTTTTTCTACAACCCAATGCCTATCAAGTTTTTCGGCAAATCAGATGCCCCCGCCCTTGCCTTCGGCCCAGCGATGCTGGCGCTCGTGGGCGCCACCGCCTCGCCTGAGCAGGTCGACGCCGCCAACCAGGAACTCGATGCCGCCGGCATCCAGGGCGCCCAGCTCGTGCCCGGCGCTACCCTCGACGAGCTGACGGCCAAGGCCGGCCGCACCGACACGGCGGAGGCCGCGGCCAAGGGCCACACCGACGCGCTGGCTGCCGCGGGCGTGGAGAGCATGGCCGCCCTGGTCGCCCAGCGCGACGGCTACAAGGTGAAGGCCGACAAGTTCGACAAGAAGCCCGGCGCCGGCCACACCACCCCCGTGCTGCCCGAGGGCGAGTCCGACGTGGAGGAGGCGGCGCCCGACGCTGACCAGGAGACCATCAACGGCCTGGCCCACAACAAGGCCCTGGCCGGCCACCCGATGTTCGGCTAAGCCCCCTGCAACTACTTCACTCCTGGCTAAATAGCCATTTATATTTTTCTCAACTAGTAGTTTTTTTATGGATATTCAAGACATTAAGACCGAGTGGGGTACGTACTACCGTGACGGGGGCCAAAACATCGCCCGCGTGCTCAAGAAGCAGTACCTGTCCTCGCAGACCGAAGCCCTGTTCGGCCTGATTCCCACCGACGATACCAGCTACCAGCTGGCTATCGCGGAGCTGAGCCGCGTGCTGCAGCCCTTCCAGCTCGGCTGGACGCCGCTGGGCGACCTGAAGGTGTCGCCCATCACGCTCATCCAGACGCCCTTCAAGGTTGACATCGAGGAAAACCCCGACAAGCTGGAAAACTCCTGGCTGGGCTTCCTGGCCGACAGCAACCTGGACCGCGCCCAGTGGCCCTTCGTGCGCTACTTGGTAGAGCAGCACCTCTACAGCCGCATGGACGAGGACTACGAGCTGAATGAGATTTACTTCGGCAAGTTCGTGGCCCCGACCGCCGGCACGCCCGGCGCCGCCGGCACGGGCATGGACGGCATCCGCACGCTCATCAACCGCGAAATCGCCTCGCCCACCAGCCGCATTACGCCCATCGCGATGGGCGCCATCCCCACCGACCCCAAGGCCTTCTGCGAGTACATCGAGGCCTTTGTCGACAAGTTCACCCTGCGCTACCGCGGCCAGGCGATGGAGGTGTGCATGAACCTGACGCTGGCCCGGCGCTACGCCAAGGGTCGCCATGAGAAGTACAAGAGCGACATCGCTGACCCCACGGCCCGCCAGATTCTCGACGGCACCGGCACGGCGCTGCTCACCTCGCCGATTGAGTTTACCAACCACACCGTGGTGGGCCTGCTCTCGATGGGCGACTCGCTGAAAATCTGGGCCACCAACAAGGAAAACCGCAAGCGCCTGGCCAAGAAGACGGTCAACACCAAGCAGGTGCGCATCGAAAGCGCCAAGCGCCAGGTGAGCATCTACACCGACTTCTACAAGGGCGTGGGCTTCCCCGTGCCCGAGGCCTTGTTCACCAACGAGCAAGACCTCACCCTGTAAGTCAACTCAACTAAGCTGCCGCCCGGCCCCCAAGCCGGGCGGCCTTTGGTTATGGCCAAGATTAGAAAAGCAACCCCTACTAAATCAGTTACTTCCCCCGTTATGGACAATTCGAACGGCATCCTCAGCCTGGAGGAGCGCTTTGCCCTGCTTGAGGCACAATTCAATAAGGCCACCGAGGAATCGGCCGCTAAAGACGCCATCATCGCTGGCCAAGAAGTGCAGCTAGCTGCCGCCAACGCCCAGGGCGCCGGTGCCCTCTCCGTGGTGAGCCACGCGGGCAAGCACTACCAGGTGCTGGCCGGCAAGTTCAGCCTCGACGACAAGGTTATCATCCACACCGACCTGAAGGCCGATGCGGAGCTGGTGGCCAAGCTGGTCGAGGAGAAGTCGCCCCTGCTGCTGCCCATCGAGACGCCCAAAGCCTAGCCCGGCGTCCGCTCAGCTAGCCAATTAACTTATTCTATTATCGTTTTAAGCTATTCAGAATGAATACTTACGCATTAACGCATCAGCGCGGCCCCCAGGGCGACGACAACACGCCCGGCCTGCTGGGCTACGTGTACGTGGCCCGCGAGGACGCCTTCAAAACCATCGCCAAGGCGCCCAAAACGGGCACCACGCCCGGCGAGACGGCTATCATCGTCGCTGACCACGAGTTTCTCGACCCGACCGATGGCTGGGCCAAGGTGTACATCACCCTGGACTCCAACCAGCTCAAGGCCGCCATCGTGGGCGAGCGTGACGGCCGTGGCATCAAAATCACTTTTGAAGGTTTCCACCCCGGCAACCAGGCCAGCACGCTCGAATTCGCCCGCATCGTCAAGAACCTGGGCCTGCTCATGCTCGTGCCCGATGCCGATGGCACGTTCATCCAGGTTGGCCAGGAAGGCCTGCCGGTGGAGCTGGCGCCCGACTACGACTCGGCCAAGCTCAGCTCGGGCCGCCGGGGCTTCACGGTGAAAGGCGAAGCCTATGCCACCGGCCTCTACATCTACGCGGGCGACATCAAAGTGAAGCCCTAGTAATGGCAAAGTCAATTCACCAGCTCCTGCCCGAAGTAGCCGAGAAGTTCCGTTGTACCACCACGCCATGCTGTGTGATAATTCAACGGCTCGGGCGCACCATCGACCTGCGCACGCTGACCTTGGCCGAGGCGCAGGAGCTGGTGAAAGACCCGAAGTTCACCTACCTGGTGCCCAAGCGGCCCCCGCGCAAAAAGAAGGCTAACGCAGGTACGACGAACTAAGGAAAAAGCCCCGCTGCCACGCGCCGCGGGGCTTTTTTGTGTCCTTTTGGGCCGTGGCGCGCGCCGGCAACTTCGGGCCATGAACTTGCCCGACGTCTCTGCTTGGCTGGCCTCCAACCGCGATTTTAAGCAGGGCGTGGCCCTGTACGCCGCCCTGGGCACCAGCACCACTTACCAGCGCTTGTTTAGTCTGGGCGCCACCGACTACAGCTGCCAGGTGCTCGTGCGCGAGCTGAGCGCCCTAGTGGCCATGCCGGTGCCCGAAGCGGCGCCCGCGCCAGTCGTCGGGCCACCACCGCCACCAGCGCCCACGCCGGTGCCCGTGGTGGCGCCCGCGCCGGAGCTGCGGGCCGACGTGGAGGGGCAGCTGGCCGACCTGCACGCCCAACTGCGCGCCGTGCGCGACGAGCGCAGCCATATCCACTCGCAGCTCACGGCCCCGAACCTGGGCAAAAAAGCGCGCCTCAAGCACGCCCTGCGCATCGTGGAGCTAACGGGCCAGGAGGTCAAGCTCAAGGCGCTGGAGGCCCACGTGCGCCAGCACGGCCGCCTGCCCGGCCCGGTGGCGACGGCGGAGGTGAGCGACGAGGCCGAGCTACGCCGCCGGCTGCTCAACCTGCGCAGCCGGCGCAGCAAGGCCAAGGGCCAACCCGAAAAGCTTGCGGCACTCGAAGCCGAAATAACGCTAATTCAATCTAAACTAAAGACTTAATCCGTGTCCGAAGAATTGCTACCCCTGAAATGGCACAATGCCCAGCGCCGCGTGCGCGACCTGGTGCCCCTGAGCTACAACCCGCGCAAGCTCACCGACGAGGGCCGCGCGCGCCTCACCCGCAGCATCCAAAAGTTTGACCTGGCCGAAGTGCCCGCCGTCAACGCCGACAACGTGGTGCTGGCCGGCCACCAGCGCCTGGCCGTGCTGCTCGACCTGGGCCGGGGCGAGGAGCTGATTGACGTGCGCATGCCCAATCGTCAGCTCACGAAAGACGAGCTCGACGAGTACAACGTCGTCAGCAACGTCGGGGCCGGCGTCTGGGACTACCAAAGCCTGCTCGACAACTTCAGCCACCTCAACCTGGGCCAGCTCATGGATGCGCCCGCGCTCGAGGCGCTGGCCAGCCTCTCGGCCCTGACGCTGCCGCCGGCTGAGGAGCAGGCGTTCGACCCCACGCCGCCGGCTACGCCCGTGTCGGTGCTCGGTGACGTGTTCGAGTTTAGCAGCGACAGCCAGGCGCTGCTGCACCGCCTGGTGTGCGGCTCCTCGACTGATTCCGACGTCGTGGCCAAGGCCGTGGGCCAGGGCGTGCTCATCGACCTGGTCAACACCGACCCGCCCTACAACGTGGCCTACCAGGGCAAAACGAAGGATGCGCTCACCATCGAAAACGACAACATGGGCGATGGCGACTTCTACCAGTTTCTCTACGACTACTATACTAACTGCTTCACGTTCATGCGCCCTGGAGCGCCGATTTACGTGTTTCACGCCGATAGCGAGGGTGCCAATTTTCGCTTAGCACTGAAGGGCGCCGGGCTGAAGCTGAGTCAGTGCCTGGTCTGGGTCAAGCAGCAGTTCGTGATGGGCCGCCAGGACTTTCACTGGCAGCACGAGCCCATTTTGTACGGCTGGAAGGAGGGCGCAGCCCACACCTGGTGCAGCGACCGCAAGCAGACCACGGTGCTGCAGTTTGACCGCCCGAGTCGCAATGCCGACCACCCCACGATGAAGCCGCTTGACATCCTGGAGTACCTGGTCGAGTGCTCCAGTAAGCCGGGCGCCATCGTGTTCGACGGCTTCGGCGGTTCAGGCTCGGTGCTCATTACGTGCGAAAAGACCGGCCGCCAGGCCCGCGTAGTCGAACTCGACCCCGCCTACGTGGACGTGCACGTGCGCCGCTACGTGCAGTTCATGCGCGACAACCAGCGGCGCTTCACCATCACTCTTAACGGGGAGGAACTGACCGATGAGCGACTCGCTGCCTTCTGTAACTAGCCTGCCTGGCTCCGAAATGGTGCCCGTGCCCACGTCGACCGGCGTGGAGCGCATCTACGCGGCTTACCTGGCCGAAACGCTCCACCTGCTGAGCCCGGCCGATAAGGAGCTGCACAGCGAGCTGGAGGCGGCCTACGCCCTCATTCTGAACTACCACGAGTTCGAGCAGGCCTGGCCGCTGCTGGCCCGGCAGTTCAGCATGAGTCGGGCCACGTGCTACCGGCGGCTGCGGGATGCCCAAAACCTGTTTGGTGACGTCAAGAAGGTGAAGAAGCAGGGCCGTCGGGAGGTGCTGCTCACGTATGCCCGGAAGCTGCTTCAAATCGCGCTCACCCAGCGCCCGCCCGACACCAAGGGCGCGCTGAACGCTATGAAGTTCGAGGCCAACCTCACGGGGCTGCTGCGGGCCGACGCGCACAACGAAGACCAGGGCCCAGGCACGGGCAACACGTCCTACATCCTGAATCTGACGGTAGAGGGCCGCAAATCGCGCCAGTTTGACCTCACCAACCCCAGCAGCATCACGGATGCGGACTGGGAGCTGGTCAACGAGGCCGTGAACGATGACGTGGTCGATGCCGAGCAAATGGGACGACTTATTATGCAAGCCAAGGAGGGCGACGGTAAGCTATGACCGTCGTCAACCAGGAACTGCTCAAGTTCAACCAACCGCAGAAGCGCTACATCACGGCGCGGGGTAAAAAGCAGGGTATCAGCATCTGGGGCCGTGGCACGGGCAAGTCCAGCATTATCGCCTGGGACATTCACCAGATTGTGTCGACTATGCCCCGCAGCTGCTGGGTCATCGTCGGCTCGACCTATAAGCAGGTACTCACCCGCACGCTGCCCTCGACCGTGGCCGGCCTGGAGCGGCTGGGCTACCGCCTGAACCGTGATTTTTACATCGGGCGCAAGCCACCACCCTCGCTAAACTGGGATAGGCCCTTTGAAGGCCCGCTGAGCTACGACCACTTCATTATTTTCAAGAACGGCACCGGGTTTCACCTGGTGTCGCTTGATGCCGGCGGCTCGGCCTCGCGCGGCCTGAACGTGGACGGCTTTATTGGGGACGAGGCCCTGCTCTTCGATAAAACCAAGCTCGATGCTGACTTGTCGGCGACCAACCGGGGCAACGGGCAGTATTTCGGCCAAAACCCGATGCACCACGGCGTTTTTCTCTTCAGCTCGATGCCCTGGGGCGACCAGGGGCGCTGGCTGCTGGACAAGTCGAAATATTATGAAAATGAGGGCATTGACCTGGAGGAGCGTCAAAACGCGCTGATTGACGCCCAGGTGCGCTTCCTGGACGCGCCCACCGACGAGGAGAAGATGCACATCTGGCGCGAGGAGGTGCTGCCGCTCATGAAGGCCATCCGCTACTTCCCGAGCCAGGCCAACAAGGGCATTTTCTACTCGGAGGCCAACGCCTTCGACAACATTGCCAACCTGGGCCTGCAGTACCTGGTCGACCAGCGCCAGTTCATGACGGACTTCACGTTCCAGATTGAAATGATGAATCGCCGCCCTACCACCGTGGAGGGCGGCTTTTATGCCCAGCTCAACCTGGCCCGCCACGTGGTGGAGTGCGCCAATGATGACTTCGTGCTGGGCCTGGCCCTGGGCGACGAGTTTAGTAAGGGTAAGGGCCGGGGCAAGGGTGGCGGCCTCAACCTGGAGAAGCTGCGGGCCGCAGGTGGAGCGTTTAAATTGGGCGACAAGGACTTGTCCAATAGCCTGGCCGATAGTGACTGCCGCTCGCACCAGCCCCTGCGCATCTCGGTCGACTTCGGGGGCAACATCACCACCTCGCTCATTGGCCAGCCCCACGTGGACGTGCGCGAGTACCGGTTCCTGAAGGGCTTCTACGTCAAGCACCCCGCCTTTATCGACGACTTGGTGGAGGCCATCACCACCTACTACAGCTGCCACCTGCGCCGCGAGGTGGAGTTCCTGGCCGATGAGGAGCACGGCGATGCCGTGCGGGCTGATAGTAAGTTCACCCTCAACGAGACCTTCATGCAGGCCTTCAGGAAGCGGGGCTGGCGCATCCAGCGCTTTGGCCTAGGCCGTATGCCCAGCCACGGCACGCGCTACCTGCTGGCCCAGGAGCTGCTCGGGGAGCAGAACCCCAAGCTGCTGCGCCCGCGTTTCAACAAGGTCAACTGCAAGGACGTGGTCACGTCCATGATGCTCACGCCCGTGAGCCAGGATAGCAAGGGCCGCATCGTCAAGGTCAAGAAGAGCGAGACCAAGAAGAACTTCCCCCAGGAGCACGCCACCCACTTCTCCGACAACGTCGACCTGCACCTGCTGAGCTGTGGCACGGAGGTAGTCAATGCGATGGTAGACTTCAGCCAGCTCATGGTCGTGAGCTCTTAATCTTCGTCCTCCTCAGGCCAAGCGGCTAAGTCGTTGACTGGCTGAGGTAGCCGACCCTCAAGCCACTTCTGCAGAGTGCCTGGTCTGAACTCTTTATCCTTCGTCTCAATAATCCAGGCTAAAAATTCGGCTGGCCCGCCATTTAAGTAGGGCGGGGCCGAAACAGGATAGAAGGTGGCGGGCAAGCGTTCGTTCAGTGATAGGTAGTTGACTACATGCCCTAGCTCTTGCACGACGTGCCATGCTAAAGGGTGATGAATGTCAATGCTGAACTTAACCCACCACATCCCTTCCTCAGTGGCGCCGCTGCTAATAGTACCCGTGATACCTGGGACGAGAGATAAGTAGTCGGTTAGAGAAGCAAAGGCGCGCTGGTCCATCATGTAGGAGATAATAAGGTGCAAGCTAAGTGCACTTGCCCGAAGCCCTGACCGCCTGGTCGGGGCTTTTTGTTTGCCCGCCGGTCGGAGCGCCTGGCAGATATCCCCGAGGCAGGCCGAGGCAATTGCCAAACCGCGACAGTGCAAGCCGGGGGCTTTTGCTCGACCGGTGAGACTGTGAACGCTCGATTTGGCCCAAAATCGCCGTTTGCAGTGCGCTGGGGCACTTAGCATTGAGATTGGGTTTTTGCCCCGTTTGGGGCGGCTAGCGGGCGTTTTTGTGTCCTTTTCGGGGCCTCGGTGGCGCGGGTACTTCGTGGCACCAATGAATGCCCCAACTACCCCCGCCACCATTCGCCTCAAGGACGCTTTAGCCCTGCTTGACGGGGCCGCGCCCGTTGCCGTGCGCTGGGTGAAGTGCGACGTGCGCCGCCAAACCGGCGGCGACTTCGGCCAACTGCCGGCCGCGCGCATCGCCCGTCGCTCCAAGCCGGCCGCGGCTGAGCTGCGCCGGCCCACGGCCGCTGAGGAAACCGACGCCGACCGCGCCGCCGTGGCGGCTGATGGCCAGGTACCGGTGCCCACCGGCACGAAAGACCCCGACCACTGGGTCAATGCCACCCGCAACCTGGTGGATACGCGCTCGGGCAAGCTGGTCAAAATCCACCTCTACCTGCTCACGCACGTCGCGGGGCGCAAAGTGTATCTGTAATGCAGCAACTTGTATTCGGCGGCCGGGGCACCCTGGCCTACGGGCACGCCACCGGCAGCGTATTCCACATCGGCAACGCTCTGGGCGCAGCCGGCGGCAGCAAGGGCGCGCCGGCCGCTAAGCCGGCCGGCGCGCAGGCCACCACGTCGGTGGAGAAGGGCCAGAGCGGGCTGGTGGCCCCGTGGGGGCCGGGCAACGACTTCCCTCAGCGCGTGCTGGCCGATATCGCCAAGAGCACCATCCTCGGGCCGGTGCTGGACTGGAAAACCCGCGCCACCTACGGTCAGGGCATCGTCTACGGCAAGGTCGTAGACTACAAAGAGGATGGCAGCGAGGTATTTAAGCGGGTAAAAGACCCCGTGGTGCAGGCGTTTTTCCGCCGCTCGAACCTCAATCGCTTCGGCTTCGAGGGCTTGCAGGGGCTGCACTACTACTTCAACGCCTTCCCCGAGCTGGTCCTCACCAACGACCGCAGTGAGATTCACAGCATCGCCATCCAGGACACGCCCTTCTGCCGCTACTCGGTGCCCAAGCCGGGTATGAGCGTGCCCGAGTGGGTGTACATCTCCGCGGGCTGGCCCAACGCCGCGCCTGGCGACGGCTATACCGACCGCGTGCCCGTGCTCGACCCCTACGGCGACGTGGCCACCGCCCTGCGCGAGGACAAGCGGGGCTTCTTCAAGTACGTGCTGCCGCTCTCGGTGCCCTCGCCGGGCCAGGCCCTCTACCAGCTGGCAGCCTGGAACGTCATCCGCAACTCCAAGTGGTTGCAGGTAGCGCTGGCCATTCCCGAGTTCAAGGCGCAACTGCTGGTAAACCAGCTTACCATCAAGTACATCATCGAGGCCGACATCCGCTACTGGAGCTGGAAGTACCCCGACTGGGCCGATAAGAAGGAAAGCGAGCGCAAAAGCATCATTTCCAGCGAGCTGGACGCCTTCGAGAAGACGATGGCCGGCACCGATGGCGCCGGCAAGTCCATCATGAGCGTCACCATGCCCGATCCCCAGAACCCGGGTAACACCATCAAGGTGTTCACGGTCACGGCGGTCGACGACAAAATCAAGTCGGGCATCTACATCGAGGACTCGCAGGAGGCCAGCAGCCACATCTACACCGCCCTGCAGGTCGACCCCACGCTCTCGGGCATCAGCCCCGGTAAGGGCATGGGCGCGGGCTCCGGCTCTGACAAGCGCGTGGCCTTCAACGTGTTCTCGGCCCTGCACAAATTCTACCAGGACTTGCTGCTGGAGGTGCTCAACCTGGTGCGCGACTACAACGGCTGGGATGCCGACCTCGAATTCCGCTTCCTCAACCCCCAAGTCAACACGGCCGACAAGTCCAGCGAGACCTCCGCCGACCCTAACGCCCCCGCCGATGCCCCTGCTTAAAACTATCGCCGAGCTGAAAAGCTACGTGGCCCTCGATACCGAGGGCATCCTGCCCAGCTTCGCCCTAGAGCTGGAGTTCGTGGAAACCAGCACCATCCGGCCCCTGCTGGGCGGCGCGCTCCACACCTGGCTGCAGGCGGCCTACGACGCGTCGGGCTTCGACCCCCAGGGCACAAGCCTGGCGGCCCAGCTGCTGCGCGCCGTGCAGGCCCCGCTGGCCCGCCTCGCCGTGGCGGCCAACCTCACGCTGCACATGGCCACCATCGACGAGACGGGCGTGCACATCACCAGCAACGACAAAAGCAAGACGGCTTTTCAGTGGCAAACCAACCAGATGCAGGCCTTCCTGCTCCAGCGCGGCAACCTGGGCCTCGACGCGCTGGTGGACTGGCTGGAGGAAAACCACACCGCCTCGCCCGAGCTGCAGGCCTGGGCCGCCAGCGCGGCCGGCCAGCGCCACCGCCGCGAGCTGTTCACCCGCACGGCCGAGTTCCAGGAGATGGAGGCCATCTCTAACTCGCGCCAGGTGTTCGAGGCCCTGCGCCCGGTGCGCCGCCGGCTGGAGTCGTTCGAGCTGCAGCGCGTGCTCGGGGCCGACTTCCTCTTCGAACTGCGCGAGCAGGTGCGCACCCGCACCGTAAGCAGCGAAAACCAGATGCTGCTCAATACCTACGTGCTGCCGGCGCTGGCCGCCCTCACCATCGGCCACGCCGTGCCCGAGCTGGGGTTGCGCCTCACCGGCGAGGGCATCGACCTGACCATCGCCCGCAACGACGACGCCAACGCGAAGGAGGCCGATGCCGGCCTCGACGCGCTGCTGGCCAAGAAGGTGAACGCGGCCCTGATGGATGCCGACCGCTTCCTGCACCGCCTCACCGACTACCTCGACCGCACGGCTTCGGCCACGCGCTTCGCCACCTACTTCGCCTCGCCCACTTACACCAACCCCAACCAAGTCGTCGTGCCGGCCAATACGGCTGATTCCAGGATTTGGAAAGCCTACTAAGCTAATGGAACACTTCGAATTAACGCTCAAAATCCTGGGCGCCTTGGTGAGCCTGCTGGGCCTGGCCGCGGGCATCTACAACATCATCACCAGTCGCACCCACGCCAAGCAGCTGGCCAAGGAGCGCCACGACACCGACCGCCTCGACCAGGTGTGCGTGCTGGCGGCCAAGACCGAGCAGCGCGTCAGCAGCCTGGAGGGCCGCCACACCAGCCTCGAAAACCGGGTCGACCGCCGGCTCGACCAAATCGCGGGCGACATCGGCAAGGTCAAGGACTTATTCACCGAGTACATCATTAAAAACCACTAACCCAAATTCCTATGCGCGCATTTCTGCACGACCGCAACCCCCACCACCTGCCCTGGTACCAGCGCCTCTACGGCTGGCTGCTGCGCCACAACGAGCTGCACCTGGCTTTGCTCATCGCCCTGCTCTGGTACCCGTTCCAGCTGGCCTTCACCTGGTACTTCCCCGACGCGGCCCCGCTCAGCTCGACCCAGCTCGACAAAATCAAGCTCGCGGCCCTGGTCTTCAGCTTCGGCCACGGCTTCCTCTGGGTCGGCATGCGCCTGAACCTGCCCATCATCCCGCGCTGGCTCAAATCAAGCTTCACTAAAACCTTCTTATCTCTCTCCGAATGGCAAAAAATGCAATTTTTCGCTTTCTTGTGGTCGGCCTATTTGCTCTGCTGGGCCCTCATCTGGCTTGGAGTCAGCCAGGCCGCGTAGCCACCCCACCGCCCCTGGAGCTACAGCAGGCCAACGCCCGCTGTATGATAGCCTGGCTGGAGTCGCAGCTGCTCGTGCGCGAGCGCACCGGGCGCAACGACGGTCCCGAAATCGAGGCCTACCTACGCACCACCGGCAACGCGGCCGGCAGCGAGTGGTGCGGGGCCTGCCAGGCCACGGGCAACCGCCACTGCGGCCTGCCCATCCCGGCCGGGGCCGGCGGCTCCTACAACTGGTTTAGGGCCACAGACCCGCGCACATTCTTTTTGCGCGGCACCCGCGGCCGCGCCGACGACATCCAGCCCGGACACAAGGTGGGTTTCTACCGGCCGGCCCTGAAGCGCATCGGCCACATCGGCTGCGCCGTGGCCCGCACCCGCAACGGCTTCGTCACCATCGAAGGCAACACGGGCACCGGCCTTAATGCCGGCGTGCACCGGCTCACGCGCGGCAAGGGCGAAATCTACGCTGCCTCTAACTGGCTCTACAAATGAGGTACTTCTTCTTACTCATCGCCTTACTGCTGGCGAGTTGCGCCCTAGAATACGATGTGCCCGCCGCCACATCTGGCCCGATCGACTCGACCGCCCGCGCGGCCGGGCTGAGCGCCCGCAAGGTCAAGTTCAACGGCCCCGTGACGTTCCAAGTGGTAAGCGGCACGGGCAACACGACCACGGCCGCCGCCCTCACCAAGCCCACCGGGCCAGTGGCCACCGGCGCGGGCCAGGCCCAGGACTTCACCAAGGCCGGCCAGCAGGGTGGGGCAGTGGCTACCGCTCCTGGTGCTACGGCCGGCGCTACCACCCGCACGGGCATTCCGGCCTGGCAGCTGGTAGCCGGCGGCATGGTGCTGCTACTCCTACTGCTACTTAGCCTGCTGTACCGCTACCGCAAGCGTCTGGTGGCGCTGGTGTAAAGAAGAAAATGCCCCGCTTGTCCGCAAGCGGGGCATTTTTTGTTCTACCTTCGCCCTTGCAAACACTTCTGGAAAAACAAAGAAACCGATAGTCTTCGGCCGTCAGCATACGGCCGGGGAGTAGAGCGGGAGCATGACCCGTATGCTTTGGACTATCGGTTCAGAAGTGTTTGCAGCGAACTCTCCGGCTTTGCCTGACTGCTGCTTATGGCTAAGAAACAAGGTGCTCCCATCGGCTTCGGCCGCACCCCCATGCCCGACGAGGCCGGCCACACCCCCGAGGCCACCCACCCCGCCCAGCGCCCGCCCCAGCCGCCCCTGGTGGAGCCCCTGGCCCTCGACGACGTGGCCGTGTACGAGATTCTGCAACGCTACCAGTTGCAGCCCCTGGTGCCCCTGGCCAAGTTCGAGTACCAGCTCGTGGAGCTGATAGCCGCCCTGGAGCAGCGCGTCAGGGAGCTAGACCCTGACTTGTAGCTACCGCCTAAAAAAAGCCCCGGCCGACTCCGGGGCTTTTTTAGTTCACAGGCTTACATTAGATGAAATATGCGCGTATTGCGCTCTAAACCAACGATGAGAGACAATAAAAGACGCTGGGTAGGCAGTAGTCTGCTGCTGGTAAGCACAGTAGTTGGATGGAAGCCGGCCCCTCTACCTTCCTATTCCATGCGCGTGATTATGTTGACCAGCGTTTCTGGTCAGGAATTACAGATGACCATTACCCGCACTCCCCAGTTGGTGAAGGTGCGCTACGCGCATCTAGATAGTATTTGCCACAAGCAGCTTAAAAAAGACCCTGATAACCTCACGCCAGAGCTGCTACAACAAGGCCTTCCTGACCGGAAGCGTATGGAGCGCTACAGCAAGGCAGTAGAGAAGTATAAAGTATTTACGCAGGATAGTATTCAACTGATTGTCAAGCGCGCCCAACCGTTCGTGCAATTACTCGACTCTGTTTACGAAGCTAACGCCGAGACGCTAGAACAAAAAAAGCGACTTATCCTGGACGGCACTTCTGTTTATCTCTTTATCCAGTCAGCTGGTGAGGAAAGACGGGAGATTTATGCCCACTCTCCCCAAGCCGACTCACACCCGTTGCTTTACCGTCTACTGCACGAGTCACTTCAATTATATCGCAAAGAACACCCGGATTCCTTTCTGACTTCGCGTGCTACTAGCGGCTATTGAGTAGAGGCCCCGAACCCACCAGCTGGGGCTTTTTTGCACCCTACCAGTCGAGAACTTGACAGTTCATGGAATGACTTGAAAACGAGTTAATTAACTTGACTTATCGGGCAAGTCGATGCGTTGTTTGCATCAGATAACAGCAACGCAAACAACGACTTACTCCCATGACCGCCGCCCAAATCCTCGCCTCGACCGGAACCACCAAAACCTGGAAAATGCAGCAGCTCTTCGCCCTGGGCCACACCCGCCGCGAAGTAGCCACCCTGCTGGGCGTCGGCTACGGCTTCGCCCAAAACGTGTACGCCGCTTGGGTAGCGGCTGGCAGCACGGCCACGCCCCGCGCCCTGGTTACGCCCACGGCCGCGCCCTTCGCCCCTGGGGCCTTCACCCGCACCTTCGGCGTCGAAATCGAAGCCTACGGCGTACCCCGCGCCACGCTGCTGGCCGAGCTGCGCGCCCAGGGCCTCGACGTCCACGGCGAAGACTACAACCACGCCACCCGCCCCCACTGGAAAATAGTAAGTGACGGCAGCGTAAGCGGCCCCCACGCCTTCGAGCTGGTAAGCCCGGTGCTGCGCGGCTACGAGGGCCTCGAAGACCTGGCCCGCGCCTGCCGCGCCCTCAAAATCTGCGGCGCCCAGGTCAATAATAGCTGCGGCCTGCACGTGCACTTCGGCGCCCGCGACCTGCGCATCGAGCACCTGCGCCAGGTAGTGCGCAACTACCTGGTGCTGGAGCCCACCCTCGACAGCCTGATGCCCAGCACCCGCCGCGGCAACGCCAACACCTACTGCCAGGGCCTGCTGCGGGGCCGCACCCTGGCCCAGGCCGAGCAGGCTATCCTGGCCGCCACCTCGGCCGAGCAGCTTAGCCAGGCCGCCAACGGGGGCGACCGCTACCACAAGGTCAACCTGCAAAGCTTTTTCCGCCACGGCACCGTCGAATTTCGCCAGCACTCGGGCAGTACCGACTATGAGAAAATCAGCTTCTGGGTGAAGTTCTTGCACAACCTTATCGACTACTCGGGCCAGCACCTGGTAGCCCCCGCCCTGCCGGTCGAGCAGCTCACTACCTTCAACCCGCGCGATATTGCCACCTACTACCAGCGCCGCCGCACGGCCCTGGCTACCCGCTAAGCCCATGAGATACGACATACTAGGTGGCGGCCACTTCGAGGCCGCCACCGACTTAGAAGTAGTAGAGGCCCTGCGCCAGGACGGCATGGCCTGGATACCCACCGCCGGCATCGAAGATTTTATGGAGGGCATGGCCGACCGCTGCCACATCCAAAAGGGCGTGACGGTACGCACCGACTCGGTCGCCAACTTCGTGGCCGACTTGGTGCTACACGGCTTCATTACGCCTCATTTTTAGCGCGTAACTTGCGCTAAACCATTTCTTATTTTATGGTAAGACACTACCACACTACGGGCGAGAAGTAGCGGTTTATTCCCCCGCACTTCTCGTATGAAACGCGCCAAAAAGCGCTGGGCCTGGAAGCCCAAACACAAGCGACCCTGTTTTAAAAACTGGTGGTCGCGGCCCGACAGCAGTGGCTTCTACCACCGCATGGCCCAAACGCAGCACCAAACCCAAACCCGCCAAGCCTTTATCCGGCTCAAGCAGGGCGAAGAGGAAGATGCTGTTCACTTTCCCTACCACCACAAGCACTGGCTGCGGTTGTGGTGGGGGTAGCCAAAGCCCCGCTGCTTGCGAGTAGCGGGGCTTTTTTGTGTCCTTTTGTACCGTGGCAGGCCCTGGCAACTTCGGGGCATGGAAACCCTGCAAATCGGCACCATCACCCGCCAAGTGCCCGCCACCTGGGACGAATTGAAGCGCAAGCAACTACTAGGCGTGCTGGGCGAGCTCTACTCGGCCGAGCGGCCCGGCCGCCGGCTGCGGCTGCTGAGTTTGCTCAGCGGCTTCCCCTCGCCTCAGCTCGCCAGCCTGCACCCCGAAATCCTGGGCCAGCTCCTGCACCTGGCCGACTGGGTCGAGTCGGAGAAGCACCGCCTCACGGCCCAGTTGCTGCCCACCATCCGCATTCCCGGCCGCCACGTGGCCGAGCGACCCACCACCTGGCACGGCCCGCGCGAGAGCTTTCGCAACCTGCTCTTCGGCGAGTTCATGTTCGCCGACACCTTCTTCGTGCTCTACTGCCTGCACGGCCGGTCCGAGCTGCTCGACAACTTTCTGACCGTACTCTACCGCCCGGCCAAGCGCGATGCGTCGCCGGAGAAAGTGGACTGGAACGGCGACGTGCGCCTACCCTTCAACGAGCACCAGCTCGAAACCCGCACCCCGCGCGTGGCCCTGCTGCCGGCGCTGGAGAAGCTGGCCGTGCTCACCTGGTACCGCGGCTGCCGCGCCCAGCTCGCCACCGAGTTTCCCGACGTGTTCGTGGCGGCCGAAGAGGATGCCACGGCCAGCGCCAAGCAGGCCCCCGACTGGGGCCGGGTGCTGCGCAAGCTCTCCGGCGAGGCCTTCGGGCCGGTGGGCCAAACTGCCGGGCAGCCCCTGCGCCTGGTACTGGCCGAAATGCAGGACTTAGCCGCTGACTACCAACGTCAAAAAAACCGCTCTCATGCGTAGCTCCACTTACGAAGGCCTGTTCTACAACCTGGCCAAGAGCCACCAGCTCATCCAGCACCGCGACGACTCGCCCCGCTTCGCCCGCATCGTCATGTCCGTCGACCCGCTGCAGCGCCAGGTCGACTTGCACGAGCTGCAAACCGTGCTGCTGGGCCGCTACCTCAAGCCCGGCGCCGGCCAGCAAGTGCTCGTGCTCGAATCGCTCCAGACTGCTTACCGCGATAACCAGGGCGACAACTACCAGCGCCAGCGCCGCGGCGCCTTCTTCGTGCTCGAGAAGGTCACCGACCCCAAGAAGGCCTGGGAAACCCTCGACCGCACCGAGCAAACCGGCGAGCAGCTCTTCGGGGCCATCCGCCACAAGTTCAGCGAAGACCCCAAAGTGCGCTGGGACGTGGCCAGCCTCAACGCCGATTCGGTGGGGCCGCTGGGCGAGGCCAGCGACTGGTACGGCACGCGCTTCGACTTCGAGTTTTTCACCCCCGCCACGGCCGCCCTGCGCTTCGACGCCGCCGTGTTTACCCTTCCCTTCTAAGTAGTTATGGCAGGCGAACGTTACGCAAAAATCACCGTCCGCGCGGCCTGGTCGTGGGTAAGAAACACCCGCCAGCAGCAGACCGAACAGGTCAGCTTCAAGCTGGCCGGCCAGTGGCACTCCTACCGCCGCGGCGGCAACGCGGGCGAGTTTGCGGTGCCCGACCCCGGCACCGGCGGCCCCGACCCGCGCGACTTCGTGCTGCGCGGGGTCAACAACCTGCTGGCCCTGGTGCGCCAAACCATCGCCCAGCGCGGGCTGAGCTACACCATCAGCGCCGCGCGCGACGCGGGCGACGACAGCAGCCACGTGGGCCAGCAGCTCGGCTTCTTTAAGGAAACCGACCCCTGGCCTATCGTGGAGTTCGACGTGGTGGCCAACCTCTACGACCCGCGCTACGACCTCGATTTTGCCGACGACGGCCTCTTCAACAATACGGTGTGGGCCGGCTTCGCGCGGACGCAGCGCGTGACGACCATCTCGCCGGTGTTCGTGACGGCGGCCATCACGGACGCCCTGATTTACAACTCGCCCACCGGCGAAATCGAGCTCACGGCCACCAGCAACCAGACGGTCAACTTCACTTACCAGTGGGACGACCAGGCCGGCCTGGGTACGCGCCAGCGCCTGGCCCTTATCGGCCCGCGCACCTACGGCTGCCTGGTCACGGCCGACACCGGGGCCTCGACCCACATCGCCCCCTTCGTGGGTTCCGACCCGCGCCTGGAGGTGGTGGCCCAGAGCACCGACACGACCATCAACCTGCTTATTTCGGGCGGGTTGCCGCCCTATTTAGTGCTTTACGACGACGGCTCGACCGCCGTCAACCGGGTGGGCCTGACGCCGGCCATCTACCACGCTGTCGTAACCGACAGCCGCGGCGCGCAGGTCGACGTCACGGTCGATTTGACCCGTGCGCCCTACCACTGGAGCCGCAACCCGGTGGCCCTGGCCCTCGATGCCGGCGCGGCCTACCGCCTCGACCCCACCACCAAGCCCAACCTCTCGTTTTTGTGCGAGGTGTGGGTGGAGCTCGACTACCTCTCGGGCACCTTCGTGCAGGCCGGCACCGCCCTGGAGCAGCCCGCCGACCGCGAGGGCCGCACCACCTTCGACGTGCAGGCCCTGCTCGACGCCTACCTGCGCCCGCACGTGCCGGCGCCCAACGCCACGACGCCCGAGCGGGCCGACGCCCTGTTCAAGCGCTTCTACCTGGTGCACCGCGAGCAGTTCGGCACCCCGCCCGTGCCGGCGCCGGCCACCACGCTCGACTACCGCTACGTGGTGCAGGGCGGGCTGGGCTTCTACGAGGCCAGCGCCCGCACCTGGTTCAGCAGCTACCAGCCCCTGCGCCGGCCCTTCCTGACCTGGGAGCCCACCCCCAAGGCGGTGCTCGACGACCAGCCCGAGTACCTCTACTTCATGGTGCTCGGCAGTCCGGCCGACTTCCAGGTCTGGCTGCAAGTGGGCTATGCCGACGCGACTACCCGAATCCGGCGCCTCTGGCAGCCCGTGGTGGCGCCCCGCAACGCGGAGGTGTACTGCCTGCCCGTGGGCTACGAGGCACTGGGCCTGCGCCAGCCGGGCGGCCCCGAGGTGGCCTGGTGGGAGGTGTACGTGGCCGGCAACAACGGCCTGGGCAACCAGAGCGAAACCCGCCGCTTCGAGCGGGTGCGCCGCCACTACCCGCGCCGCCGCTACTTCCTGTTTCAGACCAGCCTGGGCGGCATGGCCACCTACGCGGCCCTGGGCGACGCCCAACTCGAGGCGGAGGTCACGGGCGAGGAGTCGACCCGCACGCTACCCCCCGGCTACGACCCGCAGCTGGGCGACGTGCAGGTGCAGGAGCGCCTGCTGCGCCCGGTGCTCAAGGTGGCCGCCGGCAAGCGCACCGTGGGCCAGCTCCAGGCCAGCCAGGATTTGCTGCTCTCGCGCCGGGTACTGCTGCTGGGCGGCGCCCGCTGGACGCCGGGCTTCCTGAAGGCCAAGACGGTGCCGCTCTGGGAAGAGGGCAAGCGCGTGCAGGTGCAGGAATTTGAGTTCATCCAGCCCACCGAGCGGCTTTACACCCCCAACCTCGACGCATGATTGGTTTGAAAGTAGCCGCCGGCTGGCTCGAGCTGGCCAGCGCCACCGTGTCGCTGGAAGTCAGCAGCCCCCTCTTCTCGGCCGACACCATCCCCGGCACCATCAGCTACCCGTTTGCCCTGTCCTTATCGCCGGCCAACGTCGTGGCCCTCAACTTTCCGCACGTGCGCGCCGACCAGGGCGAGGTGATTGCGCCCGAGCCGGTGCAGTTCTACCTCGAAGGCGTGCTCAGGTGGGTGGGCAGCCTGCTATACCTGGACTTCGACGAGGAGCGCCAGGTGCTGGCGTACCACTTCGTGGCCGACGCGGCTGACCTGGCCACGCGCCTCGACGGCGTGAGCTTGCCGCAGCTCGACCTGGGCACTACGCTGCTGGAGCTACGCCACGATGCGGCCCTCTACGCCCTGCCCTGCGTGCGCAACACGTTGTTTTATGACAAGGATAAGGTGCCCGATTACGGCCACGTTATCAACTACTATTACTTCGGCCAGTACTACCCGCAGCAGGGCGGCAAGCGCTCGCCCATCGTGCCGTTTCTGCGCCTGGTGCCGCTGCTGCGCCGCGTGTTCGCGGCCCTGGACTACGAGCTGGCCGGCGACTGGCTCGACTTGCCCGAGGTCAAGCAGCTTATCATCTACTCCGACCGGGCGGCCGAGGACGCCCAGGGCAACCTGCTCGTGCGCTTTGCCCTCAACCGCCACGTGCCCGACCTGGCCGTGGCCGACGTGCTGCTGGCCTTGCAGAAGTTCTTCGGCCTGGCCTACGACTTCCACCCCGTGCGCCGGCAGGTGCGCATCCGGGCGCTGCGCGACGTGGTGGCCGACCAGGCCTACCTGCCGCGCACCGGCGGGCCGGCCAAGACCACGGCCGTCACGGCCGACGGCTACACCCTCACGATGGGCCTGGAGGACGACGAGCTCAACAAAACGCTCGACACCGGCTGGGCCAAACTGGTGATTGGCAAGGGCAAGGAGGAAATCAAGACCGAGGCCGGCACGCTGCACGTGGTACGCGAGCCCAACCCGCGCGACCCGGTCTACGAGTGGCTGCTGCCGGCCGTGGAGGCCAAGGGCGCCAGCCCGGCCTTCGACCAGGGCGACGACTCGCGCTGCGGCCTGCGCCTGCTCTTCGACCGGGGCTTGCAGCAGGACAACTATTACCAGCCCTACCCGCTGGCCACCTGGGGGTTGAATAGCTGGCTGGGCACGGCCGTGGGCACCAGCACCCTGCGCTGGGATGGCCCATTTGGGCTATACGCCACCTGGCACGCGGGCTGGCTGGAGTTGCTGAGCCGGGCGGCCACCAAGGAGCGCAGCATGCAGTTCGGCATCGCCGACTTGCTCACGCTCGACCCGGGGCGCAAGGAGCTGGTCGACGGCAAGAAGTACCTGTGGGAGAAAATCTCCCTTAGCCTGAGCACCACGGGCCGCGCGCTGGAAAGCGCGCAGTTCACTTACCGCTACACCCGCCTATGAGCGCTGACCCGACCCTACTCAACGAGCTGGACGTGGCCAAGCAGTGGCTCGATATCACCATCTCCAACTTCATCGACAACATGCGCAAGCTGCGCATCCAGGACACGGGCGCGCTCATGGCCAGCTTCCAGAAGCAGGTGGTGGGCTCGGCTGAGGGGCGCCTGCAGCTGCGCCTGAGTTACGCGCTCTACGGCAAGTTCGTCGACATGGGCGTGGGCCGCGGCATGGCGGCTGGGGTGCGCCAGGGCGACGACGGCTACGATCGCATTCGCCGCACGCGGGGCCAGCTGCGCCGCCACACCCGCAAGCCCCGCAACTGGTACTCGCGCGAGCTGAGCTACCAGACCAAGCGCCTGAGCGAGTTAATGCTCGACCTCTACGGCAACGTGCTCATTGCCACGGCTACCAACGTGGCGACGCCTCCACCTATTAATTTCTAACTACTTACATGGCTACCGATAACGAAAGACGGGAGGTTGAGATACTGCTCAACGCCCAGCAGGCCAACGCCAGCGTCAAGGAAATGGCCGCGGCCGTGGCCCTGCTCAACAACCAGCTCACGAAAATGAGCGCGGACGACCCGCGTCGCGCCCAGCTGGAGCGCGACTTCCAGGTGCTGACCCAGCGCGTGGGCGCGGCCCGCGCCCAGATGCGTACCTACGTGCAGACCGAGGAGGAAGCCCGCGCCGCGGCCGAGGCCCTCAACGCCGAAAACCAGCAGGTTATCCTCAACGGCCAGAAGGTAACGGCCAGCTTCAACCAGATGGACCGGGCCGCCAAAACGCTGGAGGCCCAGCTCAACGACCTGGCGGCCGACGACCCCGGCCGCAAAAAGCTGCTCGATGACTACCACGCCCTGCAGGACCGTATCGAGGGCGTAAAGAAGGCAATGGGCAGCGCTACCCAGGAAAGCGGCTTTTTTAAGCAGGCACTGGGCAACGCTGTGGCCTTTGCCACCGGGGGCGGCATCACGGCGCTGGCCGGCGAGGTGGTGGAACTGGGCAAGGACATCTTCGAGACGACGGCCAAGTTCCAGACCTACGAGTCGGTAATGACCAACGCGCTGGGCGACAAGAGCAAGGCGCAGCAGGCCATGCGCGACATCCAGGACATGGCGGCCAAAACGCCGTTCTCGGTCGATGAGCTGACGGGCAGCTTTATCAAGTTCGTGAACCGGGGCCTGAACCCGAGCATGGAGGAGATGACCAAGCTGGCAGACATCGCCGCCAGCCAGGGCAAGTCGTTCGACCAGCTCACCGAGGCCGTGCTCGATGCCGGCGGGGGCGAGTTCGAGCGCCTGAAGGAGTTTGGCATCAAGGCCAGCAAATCGGGCGACGAGGTGAGTCTGAGCTTCAAGGGCGTCAACCAGACGGTGAAAAACACGCCCGAGGCCATCAACGGGGCCATCATGGCCTTCGGCAGCATGCAGGGCGTGGCCGGCTCCACGGCCGCCATCGCCAAAACACTCGAAGGCCAGCTCTCGAACGTGGGCGACTCGGCCGACCAGCTCAAGGTGCAACTGGGCGAGGGCCTCAAGCCCGTTTTTACCCTAATTCTGACCCTGTTCAGCAACTTCATCGGCTGGATTACTCGCTTTGTGGCTGAGGCCGCGCCATTGAAAACCATGTTCTCTGAAATCATCACCATCGTGGGCGATTTCTACCACGAGATAGCGGACGTACTCGAAAGCCTGGGGTTGTTTTCGGAGAAAACCGACACGGTCAAACTAGCCATTGAGGCGCTGAAGGTGGTGCTCACCGTGCTGCTGCTGCCCCTGCGCACGGCTTTCCTGGCCGCCAAGGGCCTTGTCGACGTGTTCATCGACTGGTACAACAAAAGCGAGCTGCTGCGCGGGGTGCTCGGGGGGCTGGGGGCCGTAGTGGTGAGCCTGTTCACGACCATTAAGGACGACGCGCTTAAGATTCTGGGCGGGGTGGGGGACATCCTAATCGGGATATTCACCCTCGATAAAAACAAGATTGCGGCGGGCTTCAGGGCGGCGCTCTCGGCCACGGCCGACGTGGCGCTGGAGGGCGGGCAGCGGGCGGCCGAGCAGTTTGCGAAAGGCTATCTGGCCAATAAGGACAACCACATCACGCGCACCGTGCGCGTGAAAACGAGCACGGAGGAAGCGGCCAGTCCCACCGGGGTGGCCCTCAAGTCGGATGAGAGTGGGGCTAATGCGGTGGCCGAGAAAAAGGCCGAGGCCGCTGCCAAGAAGGCCCAGGCCGCGCGCGACAAGGCCACGCGCGAGCACCTGGCCGGGCTGAAAAAGTGGCTCAAGGAGGAAGGAGACTTACTCGACAGCCGCGACGTGCTGGCCGAGCAACTGCTGAAGGTAACGTTGAGCCGGCAGGGCCAGCAGCGCCAGGATGCGGAAGATAAAATTATCGAGTCGGCTAAGAAACGGGTCGACAAGCTCACGGGGCTGGAGCTGGACTACTCCGAGCAGGTGCGTACCATTCAGGAAGAGCGCGATCAGCAGCTGCGCGAGTTGCAGGTTAAGTTTGCCGAAGAGGATGAGAAGCAGCGCCAAAAGAATATTGAGGAGCAAATCAAACTCAACGAGGCCGAGAGCCAGGAGCAACTAGCCTACTACCAGTTGCAGCTAGCCGACAAGCTGCTCAATCAGATGGGGTACGAGGAGCTGGTGTTCCAGGAAAAGCAGGCGGCCAAAGACCGCGAATTGGCCCTCCTCAAACAGAAGAACGGGGAGGAGTCGGCCGAGTATAAGAAACTCAACGCCGAAAAGCTCAAGGAGCAGGCGGCCCACTTGTCTAAAACCCAGAAGCAGGACACCGACTTCAACAAGTTTAAAAAGGGCATCAGCAAGGCCGAGGAGCTGATGAACAGCGACAACGTGAAGTTTCTGGAGGAGAGCCTGGGTAAGCAGACCGTTCTGTACAAAGCGTTTCAGGTGGCGCGCAAGCTGGCCGCCGCGGCCAAAATCGAAGTCGACCTGATACAGGAAATTCAGGGCTACTGGGCCGGCTCGTCAGAGTTCGGGCCGGCCGGCGTGCTGTGGGCCGGCGTGCAGAGCGGTATCGCCGTCGTGCGGGCGGGCGTGGCCCTGAGCCAGCTCAACGGCTACGCCAAGGGCGGCGCCACCGGCGACGGCATGGCGGCCCCGCGCGCCGCCGGCAGCGGGATGCGCGGCGCGCTGAGCATGGCGATGGGCCTGGGCGTGGCCGGCAACGGCAAGCTGGTCGACGAGCAGGGCCTGGAGGTAGCCGGCATCGTACATCAAAACGAGTACGTCATTCCGGAGTGGATGCGCGCCGACCCCGAGGTGCTGCAAGTCGAGAACTGGCTGGAGACCCGCCGGCAGCGTGGCTTCGCCAATGGTGGCACCACGACCGAGGGCGACACCCGCGCGGCCGGCGCCGCGGGCGCTCCGGAGACGACAGTCAACCCGCAGCTCGTGCAGGTACTGGCTGAACTCAACCAGCGCCTGGTCGGTGTCGAAGAGTGGGCCACGCAACTGGAGGTGGTGATTAACCTGCTCGACCTCGACCGGGAGCAGAGCAAGCTGAAAAAGGTACAGGCCAGCTCCAGCATCAGTAAAAAGTAGGCGTTCGAAAAACCCTCTTGAAAAAGGCCCCGAAAACCTGCGTTTTCGGGGCCTTTGGCGTGGGTAGGAAAGTCATTCGGAAAACAGTAGTTTTGCGAAGAACCTTAAGCCTTACGAAAGCTATGAGCCAGACTTTACCTGACCTAAATAAATACCCTGATTTTGTTCATTTGCTAAATAATGCTGGTTATGAAGCTGAGTTTAGCTATGATGAGGAGAACGCGCGAATACCAGTGCTTACAGTGAAAAATGCTTCTTACAATTGGAAGCATACTTACCACCCGTTTCCTGCGATACTTGCATTGCCCAATAGATTCCGCGAATGGCTAGATACTATAGCAAAAGAACTTAATCTATACAGAGGGTTCGAATTAGAAGCCAGTGTATTATCGAATTGGGGATTTGTGCAGCGGAATGGAGGAGTTTGGTCAAAGCCTAGTCCGCATCAACCCGGCGAAGTGCTCTTCATAGACCCTGAAGGGCTTACTGGTGGACGCTTGCTTTATAGCATTGATATGCTGGACGAAGAGCGGATGCACGAAAAGGCTAGAGGTCCTGTCACTTCCTTAACTGTATTGCACCGTATGCTCTTGGATAGAGGTTGGCTAGATATGCCTAGTGAATTTCATAATTAATGATTGTTGCCATCTACGCTCGCGTCTCGACTAAAGATAAAGGCCAGACCAACGAAAACCAACTCCGCGAGCTCCGCGCCTTTGCTGAGCGGCTAGACTACTCCATCTATAAGGAGTACTGCGACCAGGAAAGCGGAGGCAGCGCTGAGCGGCCTGAGTTTCAGCAGCTCTTTGTCGATGCCCACCAGCGGCGCTTCGACGTGGTGCTGTTCTGGAGCCTCGACCGCTTCAGCCGCGAGGGCGTGACCGAAACGCTCAACCACCTGCAAAAGCTGAACGCAGCCGGCGTGCAATTCAAGTCCTTCACCGAGCAATACCTCGATAGCACCGGTATGTTCCGCGAGGCCATCATTGGCTTTCTGGCCGCCATCGCCAGGCAGGAGCGCGTGCGCTTTTCCGAGCGCATCAAGGCCGGCCAGGCCCGTAGCAGCAAGGCCCCCGGCCGCCCGGCGCTGGCCGACGACGTGGTGGCAGAATTGCGCCGCCTGAGAGGGGAGGGGCTCAGCTTTAAGAAGATTCAGGTGGCAACCGGGGTGCCTGTGGCAACTATGCACAAGTACCTCTCAGAGGCCTGAAAAGAGCCTTTTTTGGTGGCATCTGCCACCATTTTTGCCACCTGTAAGAGCTTAAAATAGCCTTAAAGGCACATTTTGAATCATAATTCTGTGCCGGGTGGCGCGACCTTTTTTTTGTGCCCACTGGTCAGAAATGGCTTTAAATAGGCGCTAGGGCACATTTAAACGCCCTTCATCCATCAGCCCCAGCCAGCCCCAGTCAGAATTTAGGGCATAGTGCCCCTGATTATGCCCCTGTTTTTCTCTGTTTCTAGGCGACCTGCCCGGGCAGGCGCCGGGCGGTCTTGCGGTGCGAGTCGAGCAATTCCTGCTCATCGATGCCCAGGTACACATTAAACTGCGCTTCCGTCTGGTGGCCGGTGGCCAGCATCACGAGTGACTTGGGCACGCCCTGGTACACTTTGAGCGTGGCGTAGGTCTTGCGGCCCACGTGCATGCCGAGCTTGAGGCGCGTGACGTGGGCCAGGGCCGCCACGTGGGGCAGGTAGCGCCAGGGGTCGCGCACGAAGGGCAGGCAAGTGGCCAGGCCCAGCGGGCGGTAGGCTTCGAGCAGGGCCACGGGCCGGAACACGTCGTCGTCGAGGTAGGGGATGAGGCCGACGATGGTGGTCTTATTCAGGCTCTTCTTGATGAGCTCCTGCTTGGGAAACACGTGCTGCCAGCCCAGCTCCTGCGCGTCGCCGTGGCGCAGGCTCGTGTAGGCGCAGAGCAGAAACGTGTCGCGCGTCCACTCGCAGCGCTGGGCGTGGTCGGCCGCCGTCATGGCGTTGCGGCCGCCGCTGCCGGCGGGACGGGGTGGGGGCTCGGGGAAGGCGCTGGCCAGGTAGGCCTGCACGGTGGGCGCCGCGAAGTCGATAGCCGCCACGCGCAGCAGCTCGTCCTGGGTGAGGGCATCCTTGCCCACGTAGCTCTGGGCCAGCTTTAGGGTTTTGCGAAAGTGCGGTGGCACGGGCAAATCCAACTCCTCGGCCCAGAACAGAAACGAGCGCAGGCGCTTGATGTAGGTGTTAAACGTGCGCGGGCTGCGGCCCGCTACCCCCAGCATGTAGTTGCGCAGCCCGTTGTAGAAGCCTTTGTTGAGGCCCTCGAAGCTGAGCGGCTCGCCCCGGTGGGTGGCAAAGTCGGCCAGCTCCTTGCGCACGGCGTTGTGCGTCCAGATGGTCGCGGCGCTGAGCTTGCGGCCGGTGCGCACCGATACTTTCTGCTCCTCCTCCTTTATCCAGTCGTCAAAATAGGTGAGCAGCGTGCGCACGGGGCCAGTTAGCGCCGGCAGCAGCGCCCGGCCGGTGCGCTCGGCCACTAGGGCCGCGCGGTGCTGCTCGATGCCGGCGCGCAGCTGCTCTTTGGGCAGGGGCTGGCCCTGGGCGGCGCGGTAGGTGGCCTGGGCGGCGGCCACGTAGTCGTCGAGCACCTGGTTGATGGCCTCGGCGTAGCTATCGGGCTTGTCTTTGACGC